GACTTACCATTCTGGTTGGCGGATGGTCTACCAAGACGGAAGCAACACAAAACGAGGACCAACGCCATGAACGCCAATCAACAGATCGACAAGTTGAAGTCACAAGGCCAATACCGCGACGCCGGTATCATAGCGGCAGCAAACGGGAAGGGCCGCTCCTATGGCTGCCACTTTGGGATGCGCTCGGGATTGAACGCCGCCGTTGAAGCGTTTCAAGCGGGCTTTGATGAATTTGAAGCGGCAGAGCGCCACGCCCGCCATCTGTCAGCGTCCAACTGACCCATCGGTTCGCTGGCCCCGGCAGGGCCAGCATCCAATGCGCCAGGGAGGATGCAAATGCTGAAACTGAAAGAGCTCACCGAAGAGAGGCTGACAGCGATGTTGGCAGACGCTGATGAGGCGCTGACGCGCCGCATCGAGATGCGCGGCACTAGCACGCTCAAGTCCGATCAGGCTTGGGTCGATGAGGCGTATTGCCGCGTCATGTTCCTGCGCCAAGAGGTTGCAGCGCGGGCGGCCAAGAAGCCGTGAAGCACGACACAGCTCAATCGCTTTGGCACCGGGTGCTGGTGCAGGCGGTCCGCGATGCGGTGGCTTCACCTAACGTCGTCCGCAAGAACGACAGGCTGGCCATTGGGCACGCTCAGAGCTGGCTCGAGAGTGGCGGCAATGACTTCGCCACCGTCTGCACTCTGGCAGGGCGCGACCCTGACCAGACCCGCGAATGGTGGCTCTCGATCAAAGACGATCCGGCAAAAATCACAGCCGTAAGGCTGAACATGAGGGATACAGGCAATGACACATCAAGCGCCGGTAAGCAGTTACCCAGCGATCAAAGATGACCAGATCCGGCAGGAATTGCAGTTTGCTTTGCACGACTGGCTCGACGGCCAGATCACCGATCGGCGTGTGATTGCGCGCCAGGCGCGGAACCGCCCCTTGCCACACCATGAGGCCGAGATGCTGAAGTCGGCATTCAATCTTGCCACCGAGGGCCGCATCTCGGTCATTGTGAAGAAGAAGGACGGCATCACGACCTTCCTCGCGGAGCGTGTGCTGTGAGCGCTGCGAAGGCCATCGAGCTGGCAGCCGAGATCTTCGTGTGCGCCGTGTTCTTTTATGTCTTCTGTCTTCTGTAAGATCGGACCGCTTTTTTTAACGCCCAATCGAATACCGATATGGTTGCTAACTGAAAACCGTTGCGGTAGGCTGCACATCTTGTCTCTGGAGGGAACAATGGCATTCAAGATTATCAGCGCCGAAGAGCGCATGGCGCAACCGCGCCGAATTAAGGCCTGTGTGTTTGGCCCCAGCGGCGTCGGCAAGACGAGCCTTCTGCGCACGCTCACCATCCCGTCGCTGTTCGTAGATCTTGAAGGTGGCGATCTATCGATCGCTGACTGCAAGGTGGACAGCATTAAGATCCGGCGCTGGGAAGAGGCCCGCGACCTGGCCTGCCTGATTGGTGGCCCCAACCTGGCAGCCGGTGCTACCGACCCCTACAGCGACGCCCACTATGCCCATGTCGAGCAGACGCTTGGGCCCCGCGCCGATGTCTTGGGCAAGTATGAGCTGATCTTCCTCGACAGCATCACAGTGCTGTCACGGCTCTGCATGGCCTGGGCTGAAGTGCAGCCTGAGAACATATCCCCCAAGGGTGCGAAAGACACCCGGGGGGCATATGGGATGATGGGCCGCGAGATGCTCAAGCTTCTGTCGCATGTGCAGCACTGCACCGACAAGCACATCATCTTCGTGGGCATCCTTGACGCCAAGACTGACGATTTCAACCGTCAGATCTGGGAGCCCCAGATGGAAGGCGCAAAGGTTGGCAGAGAGATGCCAGGCATCGTCGATGAGGTGCTGTCCATGGTCACCATGGATGACCCAGACAAGCCTGGCGTGAAGCACCGCGTCTTCGTCACGGGCCAGAACAACCAGTGGGGCTACCCCGCGAAGGATCGCTCTGGCCGCCTCGACCCGATCGAGCGCGCCGACCTGCAATTCATCATCGACAAGATCAACGCTTAACCAAGGAGCGACCCATGGCTTTTCTAGACCTGAACACGGCTGAGGCCAGCACAGGCTCGTCCAGCAGCGATCCGATCCCTGACGGCACGGTGGCCCGCGCCATCCTGACCATCCGCCCTGGCGGGGCTGGCGAGGGTGGGTGGCTGAAGGCGGCCAAGACTGGCGCGCTGATGATCGACGCCGAGTGGACGATCACCACTGGCCCCCATGCCAAGCGCAAGGTTTGGCGCAACATGATGATGACCGGCAACGAGGTCGCGGTCGGCATTACGATGCGGCAGCTTCGCGCCGCCATCGAGGGCCACTTCGGCATCAAGCCTGACGACATGAGCGAGGCTGCGCAGACCAAGCGCCGCGCCACCTTCGAGCAGCTGAACGGGCTTGAGGCCTGCGTGCTGATCGCGATCGAGAAGCAAGAGGGATATGAAGCCCGCAACACGATCAAGGCGGTGATCGCCCCCGGCGAGAGCAAGTTCCTTGGCGCGGGGCAAGCCCCGTCTGCGGCACCGGCGGCTGCTAACTTTGCAACCTTTTCTGCACCACCTGCCGCAGCTGCGAGCGGTGGCAACAAGCCCGCCTGGGCCAGTTGAAACCCAGGGTCACGATCAGGTCCAAGGGGGAGGCGCGTCAGCCTCCCTTGCCCCCCTCACCTTCGGACGAGGCGCAGAGGGCGGCGCTGAATGCAGCCGCTGACACGCTGGCCCGGATCTGCCCTGCCGCCAAGCTTCAGGCCACGCAGATCGCCGAGTGGGTCATCACTGCGCACATTATGAAGTTGGCGGAATTGGCCCACACAGATCCGGCGATTGAAGCAGCTCTCACATCGGAAAGGCCTTGGGACATGGTCCGTTTAGTCGACAAGACGAAGCAAGAAGAGGCGGCCATTCTTGGCGCGCTGCCGATCGTTGGTGACCTCGTCGCCGAGATGGACCCAGACGGGGTCAAGCCGCTGTTCGCGTATTCCAAGGACGAGATCGTCCGGGTGTTCGAGGCGGTGATCTGGTGCTGGGAAGAGAGCCGGTCGAGCCGGTCGAAGCTCGGCATTCTGGACGAAGACATTCCTTTTTGAGGGGCCGGAAACATGGATATCGATCTCAACAGCACAACGCTCCTGCGCAACATGGAAGGCCAGCCCATCATCGATGCGATGGACCGCGCCATCCTGGCCAAGCAGGCCAAGCAGACGCCGCGCCAGTACCTTGGCGGCTCGTACATCGGCAACGACTGCGAGCGCCAGATCCAGTATCAGTACACGGTCACGCCGGTGGATGAAGGCCGAGGTTTCCCCGCCAACATCCTGCGGGTATTCGAGCGCGGGCACATCACCGAGGACATGGCCGCCGCCTGGCTGCGCGAAGCTGGGTTCATCCTCAAGACCGAGGGGGCCGATGGCAAGCAGTTCGGCTTCTCATCCGCCCTGGGCCGCTTCAAGGGCCATGCTGACGGCGTGATCACTGGCTGGAAGGGCGAGGGCGAAGCGCCCTGTGCCATGCCCGCCCTCTGGGAGAACAAGGCCCTGAACACCAAGACCTGGGCCAAGGTCGCGCAGCGCGGCGTCAAGAAGGTCAAGCCCGTCTATTACGCTCAGGTCGCGCTGTACCAGTACCATCTACAGCTGATGGACAACCCGGCGATCTTCACCTTCGTGAACGCCGACACGATGCAGATCGGCGTCGAGCTGGTCCACTTCGACCCTCTCGAATGCCAGCGCATGATCGACCGTGCCGCGCGGATCATCCAGGCGACCGACGCGCAGGACCAGCTGCCGCGCATCTCCAGCGAGGCCGACCACTTCGCCTGCCGGTTCTGCTCGTTCAATGCGCGTTGCTGGAATACTTGAAGGATCTGTCGTGGCACAAATCATCGACTTCAACCTAGTCCTGGCTGCCGCTCCGCGCAGCATCTCATTCGACGAGGCCGAGCGCCGTTTCATGGAGCTGGCCGCGTCGATCGGGATAGACACGCGGGATATCAACAGCTTCGGGCCGACAGATGATGTTGTTCGGGTCGATACGATGGACGACAAGCGCGGCAAGCGGTCGGGCTGGTATTGCATCCACGAAGAGGCGGGGCTGCTGTATGGCGTCCTGGGCAACTGGAAGACCGGCGAACAGACCAAGTTCTATGGCCGCGACGAGCGCCAGATCGATGTCGAGCTGCTTGCCACAATGCGGATCAAGCAACAGATCCGAGAGCGCGAGGCTGCGGAGATTAAGCGCAAGAACGCCGCAGAAGCTGCAGAGATGATACGCTTTTTGCAGAAGTGCCCAGACGATCACCCCTACCTGGTACGCAAGCGGATCAAGCCAAACGGCACACTGGTCATGGGATCTGACCTACTTCTGCCGATCTATGACATGGACGGCAACGTGATCTCGACCCAGACGATCGCACCTGACGGCGAGAAGACCTTTCGCACCGGCTGCAGCGCGAAGGGCATGTACGTCATTGGCGCACAGACGCCCTGCGTCGTGGTCTGCGAGGGTTTTGCCACAGGGGCCGCGATCCACGAAGCCACCGGGATGCGGGTCTATGTCGTGTTCAGCGCCGGGAACCTGCCAGCGCTAATCGAGGGCATCTCGGCACTTGAGGCAAAGAACGGCGCGCAAGTCGTTATTGCCGCTGATAATGATCTGTCTGGCACTGGCAAGCGCGAGGCTGAAAAGGCCGCAGAGAAGATTGGTGGCGCGCAGGTGATCATGCCCGCCGAGGTCGGCGCGGATTGGAACGATATTGCTACCCGGCGGCTCGACGAGCTCAAGCAGGCATTCGCAACCATTCGGCCCCTGTTCCAATCGTGGGACATCATAGACTTCGCGCTGATCCCGCGCCGCCAGTGGGTCTACGGCCACACCTACATCCGCCAGTTCTGCAGCCTCACCGTGGCCCCTGGGGGCCTCGGCAAGAGCACGCTCGTTATGACTGAGGCCATCGCTATGGCCACGGGCCGCGACCTCCTGGGCGTCGATCCTGGCGAGCCTAAGAGGGTCATCTACTTTAACGCCGAAGACCCCCTGGTGGAGCTTCAGCTTCGCGTCGCAGCCATCTGTATTCGCTTTGGAATTGATCAGCGCGATCTGGTCGGCAAGCTGTTCTTGCAGTCTGGCCGCGAGGCCGAGATCCTGCTCGCCACCGGCGATCCGGGGCAGCTGATTGAGGCGGCATTTACGCGCATCGAGGGGTTCCTGAAATTCCACGGGGTGGATGTGCTGATCCTCGACCCTTTAGCTAACATGCACGAAAGTGAAGAGGACAACCGCACCTACCGCAAGCTCGGCAAGCGCCTGTCGCGGATGGCAGACGCCTATAACGTCGCCATCCACATCGTCCACCACACCAAGAAGCTTGGCGGCCAAGCGGCTACTGTCGAGGACAGCCGGGGCGGGTCCGCCCTGATTGGCGCAATGCGGGTTGCCCGCGCCATCAACCCGATGGAGCCCGAAGAGGCTGCGCGGTTTGGCCTCGACACCCACATCGACCACTTCAGGATCGAGGCCGCTGGCAAGAATAACCTCGCCCGCCCGTCTGACAAGGCCGAGTGGTATGTGCGCGAAGGTGTGCCCGTAACCAACGGGGAATATTGCGCGATCGTCGAGCGCTGGTCGCCGCCAGATCCATTTGAG